TTCCAAAAGAGTCGGTCAACGCAAAAGATCCAAACGAAGGATTCATCATTCAAGAATCAAGCAGCACTGGGGCAAGAACAAACAGTGACTTTACACTCACAACAATTAGTGAAACTGATTATGCATATAACAAGAATCCAAGATTCATTAGCACTTGTTCAGAATCTTCGAATACTGTTACTTCCGTTTCCGAACTGCCACACAATTTAAATGTTGGCGATCAAGTCATCATCCGCAATGTAACAAGCAGCACCAATACTGCTGGTACATTCAACAGTGGATATAATGGGACATTTGAAGTCACCGCAGTTGTAGATGACAAGAGATTCCAGTATTCAACAACCGATGTTGATGGTATTACTCATAGTGTAGGAACATTCACAAATGATGTATCCACAAGGAACACCACACTTCCAAGGTTTGAAAGAAACGATCTCAAATCAAACTACTATGTTTATAGAAATGAGGTCATCACACCTTACATCTATGATGTTCAGGACGGCATCTATCATCTTTATGTTCTGAAGTCTGATAATGCAGTTCCCACAGAATTCACTGGTCTCAAGTACAGTCAGAATGTAGTTGATCTTTATCCACAACTTGATAAGGATAATGCCAGTGATAACCCAAGAGCGGCAAAGACCTTCGCAAAGAGAAGTCCTCTTGGTGATGTAGCGACCAATGATCTTAAAAAGAGCATCACAAGAGAAGCAACTGATAAGTTCATTCAGGACTTCGGTATTGGTCTTAAGGTATCTGGCGTTTCCACATCATTCACTAGTGCCACTGCTGGTATTGCCACAATTACATTCCAAAGAGAACATGGTTTAAGTGGCATTGTTACCTACAGTGCTCTGACTGGTGGTTCCGGATATACCAATGGAACCTTCTATAATGTCAAACTGTTCAATAACGGAACAAGTAATTGGGACGGTGCGACCGCAAAAGTAACCGTTGCTGGTGGAGCAATTGTTTCCGCCGACATCATTGCTGGTGGTTCTGGTTATACATCTGGTGAGGAACTTGACTTTGATACGTCACTGATTGGTGGTGGAACTGGTGCTGGAGTTACAATCACAAGTGCTGGTATTTCTACCAATATTGGTGATGTAATTCAGGTTACTGGTATTGGAACAACCGCAGATGGTTACTTTAGAATCTCGTCAGTTCCTTCCACAACTCAAGTTGCCATTGCGATCACAAATGGCGACCCAACGATCACAACAAATCAGTATGCGATTAATCTTGGTCCATCGATCAGAGTTTCGACAAGTTCTTATGATTCGGTAAGTGGTGTTTCCACATTCAACTGTTCTGGTGGACATGCTCTTGTATCTGGACATAAGTTCAGAGTTCTGGATAGTTCGAACAATAATCTTGGAGACTTTGTAGTAAAAGAAAGAGTCGGTGTTAATACCTTCTCCGCAACTACCAATAAGTCACTATCACCTCTATACATCTTAAGACATGGAATGTCTCCTGCCGATGCCACTTCTGACGCATCGACAGAAAATCTTGGAGCAAGAGGTCTGTCATTCTATGATAGCGAAACACTGACTCTACAGTCTAATGTAACCAATGACACTACATTCCATGTTCAGGTTCCAAACTCTGGCATTGGAACAGTGGCAAGATTCCCACTTGGATCTTATATTCAGATTGATAATGAGATTATGAGAGTCACCAGCTCCACACTTTCTGGTGCTGGACTGAATGAAATGACCGTGATTCGTGGTGCTTTGGGAACTACAAAGCAGAATCACTCTGGTGGATCACACATCAAGAAGATCAAACCAATCGCCGTTGAATTCCGTAGACCTTCGATTATTCGTGCTTCTGGTCATACCTTCGAATATCTTGGTTATGGTCCAGGTAACTACTCAACAGGTTTACCACAGGTTCAAGTCAAGACTCTGACCGAAAGAGAAGACTTCCTTGTTCAATCACAAGAAAGATCTTGCGGAACCGTTGTTTACACTGGTATGAACAGTGATGGAGACTTCTTCATCGGTAATACCAAGTATTCATCATCTTCAGGTGAGCAAAAGACCTTCGATATTCCTACGCCAACAATTACTGGTCAAGATCCTTCAAGACTGTCTGTTGTATTTGATGAACTCGTTGTTAAGGAGAGACTGATTGTTGAGGGTGGTAACTCTGGAACCGTTCTTTCACAGTTTGATGGTCCAGTTACTCTTAACAAAGAAGTTAAGATCAATGATAACACCATCATCAATGGCACTCTAAAGGTCAATAACACAGTTGAGATTACAAACACCACAAATTCAACTAATAAGGACACTGGTGCTCTTGTTATTGAAGGTGGAGTTGGAATTGAGAAGAATCTGAATGTTGGTGCAAATGTTGCCGTGGCAGGAACATTTGCCGTAACTGGTAATAGCACTCTAACTGGTATTACAACAATCACCGGTCTATTAGATGCTAATGGTGGAGCAACAATTGACAATATTAGAATTGGTATTGCCGCTGACAATACCATTGATACCTCCACTGGTCAACTCACACTTGACAGCAATGGTGGACAACTGAACATTAATGACAACACAATCATCACTGGTATCTTGAGTGTCACTGATGATATCACAGCATTCTACTCTTCCGACGAGAGATTGAAGGATAACATTACTCCAATTGAAGATCCTCTTGCCAAGGTTCTTTCAATCAGTGGTAATAGTTTTGATTGGAATGACAAGTCATCTCATGCTGGTAGAGACATTGGAGTCATCGCACAAGAAATTGAAAAAGTTCTTCCTGAAATTGTCACCACAAGAGACAATGGGTTTAAGGCAGTTCAATATGAAAAGATCACTCCACTTCTGATCGAAGCAATTAAAGAGTTGTCTCAAAAAGTCGATGACCTTCAGCAAAAACTGAACGATAAATAATTAAAAAACCAAGATGTCTAATATTAGAAAGACTTTTAATTTTAGGGATGGAGTACAGGTTGATGATGATGATCTCGTAGTCCGTGGCGGTAGGGTTGGAATTGGTAGCACAATTCCATCTCTAAAATTAGATGTTGCTGGAGATATTCGTGCTGTAGGAGTTGTTACTTCTTCCGATTTGTTTGTTACTGGCGTAGCAACAGTTACTGAATTTAGAGTAGGTAATAATATTAGCATTTCGGCAAGTAGCGGTGTCATTACTGCTACTTCTTTCTTTGGTGATGGTGCTACTCTATCCAATCTTCCAACTTCACAGTGGGTGGATACTGATGTAGGTCTTGGTTTTACCTCAATTTATGCTGCTGGAAATGTTGGAGTAGGCACCACAGATCCCCGCAGTACCTTCCAGATTGGTGCTAATCCTAATGCCAGTGGTAGAGGGGTAGGATTCAATTCAACAGGCGATATAAGGGCATCTGGAGTCGTTACAGCGTATGCTTTTGCTGGTTTTGGAACCGATATTACCAATCTAAACGCTGATAATATCACAAATGGAACGATTCTTAATACATTCCTTCCAACCATTAATAATTCCAAACTTCCAGCGAACATCAGTGTTTCTGGAGTTATCACGGCAACCAGTGGATTTGTTGGAAATCTAACTGGAAATGTAACTGGTTCTCTAACTGGAGTTGCCTCAAGTGCCTCATCACTAACAGGAACTCCAAATATTAATGTTGGTATTATTACCGCAACAAAAATTATAACAGATACGATTGAAGTTATTCAATCTCCTGTCGGTGTTACCACAATTGCAAGTACCTTACATGTCGGTACTGGTGGTACAGGATTCTCGGCATTAAGTTCTGGTCGTACTGGTGTTGGAACCGCACTTCCCACATCAGAGTTCCAAGTTCGTAAGGATGGAACCACAACGGTTGAAGTTTTAAGTAATACTGGTGAGGCAAGAATTAGTATTGGTCAATCGGTAGGAGTTGGAAATAGCACCGCAGTCTTGAGATTTGGTAACTCACAAAGTACCTTTGATGTAATTAATAGATCTACAGGATCCATCAATCAATACATTCATGCTGGTTCTTCTGGCGTAGGAACTGGAAACTTTAATTGGTTGTATGGTCAAACCAATGCCGAACTGATGACCCTTACCTATGATGGTAAGTTGGGAATTGGAAAAACAAATCCAACCGAAAACTTTGAAGTTGTAGGAACATCAACAGTCACCAGTGATGCTTATTTTGGCGGTGATGCTGAGGTTTTGGGAACTCTTACAATCGGTTCTGGGGCAAATAAAACAATATTAGGTGGTTCTGGTGGTGTTCTTGCGAACATTAATCTTAATTCAACATCTGGCGTTAGTACAGTTGCCGAACTTCATGTAACTGACAAAATTGGACTTGGGACAGATAATCCGATTGTTGATCTTGATGCCAGAGATCAAAATGCGATGTTCAATAAGGTTGGAGTTGGTACTACAAGTAGCGACTTCACTCCATCTCTTTATGTTAATGGAAATGTTGGACTTAAAGAAAAGGTCGGAATCGGAACCACGGCACCATTAGGTTCAATTGCGGATCCAGAAAATGGTGATCTAAACTCTGGAGCTCTTCAAGTCTTTGGACAGGCAAATATCTACAATAATAATCTGATTATTCGTGGTATTGGTGCTGTTGGTATTAACTCTGATCTACCAATTGGAGCACTTGATTTAAGATCGGCAAACTTAACGGCAAGTTTGAGAGCTCCTGTTTATTTCCCACAATTGTCAACAGCAGAAAGAAACGCAATCACTCCCAATAATGTTGCTACTGGTGCTGTGATTTATAATACCTCCAATACAAGATTAGAACTTTATATTGCCACTAATACTTGGGTTGGAATAGCAACTCTATAAGGGTTGACAAGATTCTCAAATCCATGTAGACTACCTTTGTCTGGGTTGGAGATGAGAGTCTAAGCTCTTATGGAATTAACTTACAACGAACTTAAGATGATGAGAGGTGTCTTAAGACTCAAAAGAATGTATAAAGATATGAAGTTCATACCTCATGGAGTTGTTGTCTGGGAGGATTGGATGGAAGAAAGTTTAGAAAAGGTAGAAAAAGAATTATATCAAATCAATCCCAACACTCCGCGTTGGAGATAAGGACACTTTAAGAACCGTCCACTGGGTCGCACCAGGGGCGGTTTTCTGCTATAATAGTTCCATACGCGATGAGATCTGTGATGTTGCTCCGACCCCACCAGCAAGATGCTCTGACCGCTATGCTGGCACATGACAAAGGTCAAGTTATCATCCCCACGGGTGGTGGCAAGACAATGTGTATGATCAAGGATTCTCTTGAATATCTGGATGCCTGCGATCGTGGTATCGTGGTTGTGGTTGCTCCTCGTATTCTGCTTGCTGAGCAACTCTCTGCTGAGTTCCTTGAGTTTCACACTGACGTTGCTGTGATGCACGTTCACAGTGGTGAGACTCATCACTTCAGTAGCACTCGTCCTGCTATCATTCACAACTGGAGCAAGCAAGCATACCGCAAGCAACTGATCTTCACCACCTATCATTCTCTGCCCCGTCTTATGGAGGCAGACATCAACGTTGATTGTATCTATTTCGATGAAGCGCACAATTCAGTCCAACGTAACTTTTTCCCTGCTACGGAGCACTTCTCTGCTAGCACTAACCGCTGCTATTTCTTCACTGCTACTCCTAAGCATTCTCTTACTGTTGCCAAACCTGGGATGAATGATGTTGCCGTTTATGGCAATGTTATTTGTAATGTTCCTGCTCCTAAGTTGGTTGAGGAAGGTTATATCCTGCCGCCTAAGGTTGTTGTGAAGCAACTGGATATGGTTCAGGACAAGCAGATGATTGCCGATCGTGACTCCCAGAACCTACTGGACACCATTGATGAGAACTCTCTGAGTAAGATTCTCATTTGTGCTCGTTCTACCAAACAGATTGTCAAACTGCTGAGTGAGTCTGACTTCCGCAAAGAGTTGTCTGAGCGTGGTTACTCTTGTCTCTACATTACTGCTAAGACTGGTGCCATTATTGATGGTCAGAAGGTCAATCGTGAAGTGTTCTTTGACACTCTGAACGCCTGGGGCAAGGATCCTAACAAGAAGTTTGTTGTTCTTCACCACAGCATCCTGAGTGAGGGGATCAACGTCAGCGGTCTTGAGGCAGTGCTGTTCATGCGGAACATGGACTACATCGGTATCTCCCAGTCCATCGGTCGTGTGATCCGCCTAGGAGGCGCTCAGAAGACCTTTGGACTCGTCTGTGTGCCCGTCTATGATAAGGTGGGCATCAGCACCGCCAAGAGCGTCCAAGCGGTCGTAGATACCGTTTTCCAGCAGGGTTTGCCTGCTATCAGCGTTGTCAGGCGCTGACTTTTCTGCTATAATACCAACACACAAGGAGAAATCCCATGCGCTGCAAAGTCCAACTCTACGTCGCTGGCAAGGTCTTTGATGAAATCGTTGAAGCAAAAGACTACCAAGACGCAAAGCGTACTGCTCTTGCCCGCAATCCTACCGCTAAAGTTATGGGTGTGACTGCTGTATTCTGATGGGAGAAAAGTTTCAAAAACCTTTCATTGATCGTCCTGGTATTCTTGATCCAATACCAGGAGATCCACAAGGTTATGTGACCAAAGATGGTATGTGGGCAGCAGTGCCTATCATTGGATGTAAGGCATTTGCTATCATTCATAATGGGTCATATGTCCATGAGTCACGCAACTACACTTCCGCCAAATCCCACATTCTTAAGGAAATCAAAAAGTCCAAAAAGAAGTAGATTAAATACTACAATAAGAAACACAAATTATGAGCAAAGAACAGAAACGCCGCGATGCTTGGGGATTGTTTTATGAAAGTGTGCTCAA